CTCGCGCCGCATCGCACTGATCGGCGACACCATCGCCCAGGTGCGCTCGATCATGATCGAAGGTGTGTCCGGCGTGATGTCGATCTACCCGCCCGACAAGCGCCCCAAGCTTGAGGTCTCCAAGAACCAGCTGGTCTGGGACAACGGCACCATGGCCCAGCTGTTCGGCGCGGACGACCCGGACAGCCTCAGAGGCCCCCAGTTCGACGCCGCCTGGTGTGACGAGCTCGCCAAGTGGCGCCGCCCGGACCTGGCTTGGGACAACCTGCAGTTCGCACTGCGTCTCGGCCGCTGGCCACAGTGCGTCATCACCACCACCCCGCGCCCGATCCTCCTCTTGAAGAAGATCCTCGATGACGCCGCCAGCGCTGTCACCCGCTCGCGCACGGCAGACAACGCGCGGTTCCTGTCGCCCTCGTTCCTGGCCGAGATGCAGCGCCGCTACGGCGACACGCCCGTCGGCCGCCAGGAGCTGGAGGGCGAGATCGTGGAGGAGCGCATGACCGGATTGTGGAAGCGCAGCCAGATCGAGCAGGCCCGCATGCTGGCGCGCCCCGAGCTTGTCCGCATCGTCGTCGCCGTCGATCCTCCCGTCACGTCCACGGCCGGCTCCGACAGCTGCGGCATCGTCGTGGCCGGTCTCGGCGTGGACAAGCGCGCCTACGTCATCGCCGACCGCACGGTGCAGGGCCGCGACCCCACCACCTGGGCCAAGGCCGCGGTCGCCGCCTACCACGACCACGAGGCCGACGCCATCGTGGTGGAGACCAACCAGGGCGGCGATCTGCTGGTGCAGATGTTCAAGAGCATCGACGCTTTTGTCCCGGTGAAAAAGGTCTACGCCAGCCGCGGCAAGTACATCCGCGCCGAGCCCGTCTCCACCCTCTACGGCGAGGGCCGCGTGATCCACGTCGGCGAGTTCCCGGAGCTGGAACGTCAGATGTGCGACTTCGCCGCCGACGGCCTCTCCCACGGCAAGAGCCCCGACCGCCTCGACGCCCTCGTCTGGGCCATCACCGAGCTGATGCTCGTGCAACGGAGCAACCCCAGCATCCGCGCGACATAGGGGTCAGACCCTGCGGGTCTGACCCCGCGGCAGTAGGGAGTGGGGAATAGGGGAGTAGGGCCGCCGTTCATCCGCCAACGCCCCTACTCCCCACTCCCTATTCCCTACTCCCCTCTTTCTTCAAAGGCACACCCATGATGATGAAGTGGCTCGCCCGCCTCACGCGGCACCGCCCGCCCGCCACCAAATCCCTCACCGCCCCCTGCTTCGCCTTCGACCGCCTCGCCTCCCCCGCCTGGTGCCCTCGCGACTACGCCGCCTTCGCCCGCGAAGGCTTCATGCAGAACCCAGTCCTCTACCGCGCCGTCCGCATGGTCGCCGAGGCTGCGGCCAGCGTGCCGCTCCTGCTCTATCAGGGCCAGGAGGAAATCTCCGACCACCCCCTCCTCGACCTCCTCGCCCGTCCCAATCCCGCCGCCACCACTCCCGACCTCCTCGAAGCCTGGTACGGCTTCCTGCTCGTCTCCGGCAACGCCTATCTGGAGGCGGTCTCTGTCGGCGGCACCGTCCGCGAGCTGCACACGCTCCGCCCCGACCGCATGAAGGTGGTGCCCGGCCCCGGCGGCTGGCCCGAGGCCTTCGACTACACCGCCGACGGCCGGACGCAACGCATCGCCGGCGAGGCCGTCCCCGGCGTTGCCCGCACCCTGCACGTCAAGCTGTTCCACCCCTTGAGCGACCACTACGGCCTCTCTCCCATCGAGGCCGCCGCCTCGGCAATAGACATCCACAACACCGCCTCGCGCTGGAACAAGGCGCTGCTCGACAACTCCGCGCGGCCATCCGGCGCCCTCGTCTACACCGCCCGCGACGGCAACCTCACGGTGGAGCAGTACGACCGCCTCAAGGCCGAGCTGGAGCAGGGCTTCCAGGGTGCCGCCCGCGCCGGCCGACCGCTGCTGCTGGAAGGGGGCCTCGACTGGAAGTCCATGTCGCTCTCCCCCAAGGACATGGACTTCATCGAGGCCAAGCACGTCGCCGCCCGCGAGATCGCCCTCGCCCTGGGCGTTCCACCGATGCTGCTGGGCATCCCCGGCGACAACACCTACTCCAACTACCAGGAAGCCACCCGCACCTTCTGGCGCTCCACCGTCCTCCCCCTGGCGAGCCGCACCGCTAAGTCTCTTTCGACCTGGCTCTCCCCCGCCTACGCCACCACGCTTGAGCTGCGCCCTGACCTCGACGCCATCGAGGCCCTGAGCACCGAGCGCGAGGCCCTCTGGTCCCGCATCGACGCCGCCACCTTCCTCACCGAGGACGAGAAGCGCGCCGCCGTCGGCTACAGCCCAATGGGGTCAGACCCTGCGGGTCTGACCCCAGGGGAATAGGGAGTAGGGAGTAGGGCAGCCATTCATCCGACAGCGTCCCTACTCCCCACTCCCTATTCCCTACTCCCCTCTTTTGTACGGTGGAGACCACATGCCTCACGAGCACAAATTCACCCCCCTCGACCTGAAACGCGTCGAGCCCGACGGCACCTTCTCCGGCTACGCCAGCCTATTCGACACGGAGGACATGGGCCGCGACATCGTCCTCCCCGGTGCCTTCCGCGACAGCCTGAGAGAGCGCGGCCCCGCCGGCATCAAGCTGCTCTACCAGCATAACCCCGCCGAGCCCATCGGCATCTGGGAGTCCCTCAAGGAGGACTCCCGCGGCCTCCTCGTCCGCGGCCGCCTGATGCTCGCCGTCGCCCGCGCCCGCGAGGTTCTGGCCCTCATGCGGGCCGGCGCGCTGGACGGCCTCTCCATCGGCTTCCGCGCCGTCACTGGCAAGCGCGACGCCAAGACCGGCATCCGACGCCTCGCCAGGATCGACCTCTGGGAGATCTCCATCGTCACCTTCCCACTGCTCCCCGAGGCGCGCGTTGCCCACGTCAAGTCGGACGCGGAGCATCGCCTGCTGGCCGCGGTCGGCGCCGCCACGCACCGGCTGCATCTCGCGACGACAAAGCGAATAGCGAATAGCGAATAGGGGCACACCGCCCGTCTACTCCCTACTCCCTATTCCCTATTCCCTATTCGCTATTCGCCCATCTCACACCACCGCCCCCGAAAGGAAACCCCGCATGCCGACCGACTCCCTCGAATCCGCCTTCGGCGACTTCATGCGCGCCTTCGAGGCCTTCAAGGAAGGCAACGACGAGCGCCTCTCCCAGCTGGAGCGGCGCGCCTCCGCCGACATCGTCACCACCGAGAAGGTGGACCGCCTCAACCGCACCGTCGATGAGACCAGGCGCGTCGTCGACGACCTTGCGCTCAAGGCCGCACGCCCCCACCTCGGCGGCCCGACGAGCCAAGGCCCGCGCACCGCCGCCGCCCTTCAGCACAAGGCCGCCTTCGACTCCTACGTCCGCTCCGGCGACGCTACGGGCCTGCGCGACCTCGAAGCCAAGGCCCTCTCCGTCGGCTCCGACCCCGATGGCGGCTTTCTCGTCACCGAGGAGCTGGAGAGCCGCGTCAACCGCGGCGTACGCAACGTCTCGCCGATCCGCGCCATCGCCCAGGTGCGGCGCGTCTCCGGCTCCGTCTACAAGAAGCCGTTCGCCATTACCGACGCCGCCGCAGGCTGGATCGCCGAGACCGCCGCCCGCCCGGAGACCAACGCCCCCACGCTGGCCGAGCTCGCCTTCCCCACCATGGAGCTCTATGCCATGCCGGCCGCCACCTCGGCCCTCCTCGACGATGCCGCCGTGGACATCGACGAGTGGATCGCCGACGAGGTGCAGGGCAGCTTCGCCCAGCAGGAGGGCACCGCCTTCGTCACCGGTAACGGCACGGCGCGGCCCAAGGGCTTCCTCGACTACACCAAGGTGGACAACGCCACCTGGAGCTGGGGCAACATCGGCTACATCAAGACCGGCACGGCCGGCGCCTTCCCCGCCACCAACCCCGGCGACAAGCTGATCGACCTCATCTACACCGTGAAGTCCGGCTATCGCGCCAACGGCACCTTCGTCTTCAATCGAGCCACGCAAGCCGTGATCCGCAAGATGAAGGACGGCGACGGCAACTACCTCTGGCAGCCCGCCGCCAAGGCCGGCGACGCCTCCACGCTGATGGGGTTCCCGGTGGCCGAATCCGAGGACATGCCCAACATCGCCACCGACAGCCACGCGGTCGCCTTCGGCGACTTCCGCCGAGGCTACCTGATCGTCGACCGGGCCGGCATCCGGGTGCTGCGCGATCCCTACAGCTCCAAGCCCTACGTGCTGTTCTACACGACCAAGCGCGTCGGCGGCGGCGTGCAGGACTTCGACGCCATCAAGCTCCTGCGCTTCGGCGTGTAACCCCCTTCACCTGTCATCCCGGAAGCCGAGCCGAAGGCGAGGCTATCCGGGACCTCGTGAGGCGAGTCGCACCTCTCACGAGATCCCGGCTCGGATCGCTGCTCGCCGCTGGCTCGCATCGCTCCGGCCGGGATGACGGGTGGCGATCGTTTCGCCCCGCCCGCGTGCCCCCTCCGCGGGTGAGGGCGACGCGAGCGGGATCGGCGTGCCCCTCCCCGCGTCCGATCCCGCTCGCCCCAAGCAGCGAATAGCGAATAGCAAATAGCGAATAGGGAGCCGCACGGCCCTATTCCCTACTCCCTACTCCCTACTCCCTATTCGCTCTTTCAACTGACCACCTCACCACTCACCATCTCACCAAACATGCCCCTCATCCTCATCTCCGCCCCCGCCGTCGAGCCCGTCACGCTCGCAGAGGCCAAGGCCCACCTGCGTGTCGACGACACTGCCGAGGACACGCTGATCGCGAGCCTCATCGTCACCTCGCGCCTCCACGTCGAGGCCGTCGCCGGCCTCGCCCTCGTCACGCAAAGCTGGTCCTGGTACATCGACGCTTGGCCGCCGGGGCTGGCGGGCCACGCCGTCAGGCTGCCCCTGCGCCCGGTCCAGAGCATCGATGCGGTGCGCGTCTACGACGAGGCCGGCACCGCCGCCACCCTCGACCCCGCTACCTATTTCCTCGACGGCACTGCCGCCCCGCCGCGCCTCATCCGCCACGGCGCGGTCCCCTGGACCAGGCCGGGCCGCGTCGCCAACGGCCACCTCCAGGAGGATCTCAACGACATCGACCAGTACGGCCCGGACGGGCAGTTGAAGATCTGGTATCCGGCCGACCCGACGACGCCCACGAAGCCGACGACCATCGCGATGCCGTTCGGCGCGGCCCGCGTTCGGGGCGGGAAGAACC